TTTTGTTACACCAGAGCATAAGATGTTTGGTAAAGAGAGAAAGATTAAAAGTAATGCTGGTAAATACAAAACTGAAGATTTTATATTTAAGAGAATAAAAGATTTAGACCCTTCAGTAGATTTCTGCTCGATTAAGAATGGTGAGTGGAGTGGTGAAATTATTGATTATTTTGATATTGAAAAGAGAACTTATGAAAGAAAAGATTACAAAAATGGAAGTAAGCAAGGGTATAAAGAGACTTCTTTTCCTATTGTGACTTGGCTTAAATTTTTAGGATGGTTTATTTCCGAAGGCTGTTTTAAAAGTGATGTTACTTTTGAGTTAAGTATAACACAAGTAAAAGAAGTTGGAAGAAATAAACTTATAGAAGATTTAAAAGATTTTCCTTATAAAATAAGACAACATGGTAAAGAGTTTGTTTTATCAGGCAAAGATTTGTTTAACTACCTTATGGATAATGTAGGACACTATTGTCATGAAAAAAGAATACCTAGAGAAGTTTTAAATCTACATCCAACATTACTTAAACATTTATTTGAATCATTAATGGATGGGGATGGTACTAAACAAGGTAAAGTACATATTTATACCACAACATCTAGAGGATTAGCTGATGATGTGTATGAATTAGCTTTAAGATTAGGTTATTCCCCTACATTAGAAGGTGGTGTGGATGGTATAGTACATGTAGAAGGTAGATTTCCTAATGCTAGACCATTTTGGAAAGTATATGTGCCAAGTATACAATCATCTAAAAAAATGGTTGTAATAAAACCCGAAAAGGTTGAGTATGAAGGTAAAATTTATTGTGTTGCTGTTCCTCCATACCACACACTATTAACTAGATATAATGGTAAGACACTAATTATATCAAATAGTTATGAGGGCATCAAGCAAGCCCATGAGTCTTTTTGGAAAGAAACACTACTACCTAAAATAATTTATTTAGAAGATTATCTATGGGCAAAATTCTTCTCAAATATACAAGGTGGTAAGGACTGGGGTGGGTTTGATACTTCAGTTATAGAAGCCTTAAGAGAAGATTTTGGAAAAAAAGTAGAAATGGCTAAGATTTTAAATGAAATGGGGTACCCAATAAATGCTATTAATAAACGGTTAGATATGGGTTTTGAGGATATGCCCTGGGGAAATACATGGTGGGTTAAAATGGGTACTATACCAGTTGAAAATGCTGTTGAGGCTATAACTCCAATACAACAGCCAGGTGAGGATGACGAACCTATATCGGCACCAGATGATGAACCTACACCATCTGGAGATGAACCTACAACTGAACCAATGCCAGATAAGGGGGTAGATTTTACTATGAGAGAAGATTCATTATGGGGAAATTTTATATCTAGGGAAATATCGATAGAACAAATGTTCAAAAGCAAATTTAAAAGATTTTTATTTGAACAACGGAAACGAGTTTTAGCAAATGTTTTTGATGATAAAGCTGTTATACTTGATGTAGATTTTGAGGTTAAAGAATTACAAAATGTTATCACAAACACATATAAACTAGCAGCCCAAGCAGGATTACAGTTATTAGATGAGGAATTACTTATTGAATCGGATAAAATATCAGATACAGTATCAAAATTTATCTCTAAGCGTATTGAATTTAGTACAAATACAATTATCTCAACAATAGAAAAAGGACTAGCCAAAATAACTGGAGATAACAAACAAGACTTAGCTAAGAAAATTAGAGTATTTTATAATAAGACAGATAGTAGAGTAACAACTATAGCAAGAACTGAAGCATGTTCCATTATTAATGGTGTTAGGTTTTATGCGATGGGTGAGCGGGGTATACAGTATCATAAATGGATTTCTAAATCAGAAAATGGTAGACATAATAAATTTGCAGGGAAGGTTGTAAGACTTGGAGATTCTTTTAGTGATGAGTATGTTATTAGATTTCCGTTGGATAGTAAAGCTCCAATACAAGAGATAATAAATTGTAAATGTTACGCTATTCCTGTTATTAAAGTTAAAGAAAAAAATTAAGTATTGGCGTTAATATGTGTGAATTAAAGATTATTTTAATTATTAACGATTATATTAATGAAAACTACTTTTTAGGAGAATAATAATGAGCGAACCTATAGTTAAAACTTTTATCAGTGATGTTAAAAGTGTTAATGAGCAAGACTTCACACTTGAGGCTGTTATATCAGATGAAACAGTTGATAGGTATGGAGAAGTTATTAAAGTAGATGCTTGGAAAAAAAGATTATATAGGTATAAACAAAATCCTATTCTTTTGACATCACATCGATATGATAAGTTGACTAACCAAATAGGAGAAGCTACTAAGGTTGGTGTTGTAGATGGAAAATTAGTAGCTAAGTTTAAATATTATGTTAATGAAGGCAATCCTGAAGCTGATTGGGGATGGAAATTAGCATCTAAATTTGGTAGGGCTGCTTATTCTGTTGGGTTTTTACCATATGAGTATGAAGATAAAGAATATGATGAGGACGTTAAAAAAGGTAAAAAACCATATAGAGAGTATATTGATGTAGAATTGCTTGAAGTATCACAGGTTTTAGTTCCCGCTAACCCATCGGCTATGATGAAAAGTTTTAATGAAGAGGAAGATACTGAACTAAAAGGATATATTGATTTTGTTAGAAAAGGTTTAGAAACTGATACTGATTATGAAACTATTATAAAAGAAGATTTGGTGGGTAAAGATGCTGAAGATATTATAGAAACAAAACCAGATACTGAAAATTATGTTCATATTGAAGTTGATGGTGAAAAAGATAAACATAAAAACCATGATATAAAGACAATAACAATTTCTGCATCTAAAGGTATAAAAGCTCATTATTGTACTGAAAGTGATTGTAAAAAGATAATTGGTTATTTATTTGATAAAGAAAAAGGCTGGACACATGAAACAGCACAAGAATGGGTAGATGAGCATAGTAAAATGATGGTTGGTGATAGGTGTGAAGTATGTTATACCGCAGATGCTGGAGAATTGTTCCTAACCTATTGGTTAACTTATGATGACTTAACAAATATTATAGATATGAATAAATCACCTGAAATAGAGGAGGAGTGTATGGAAGAAATTTTAAATGCTGTAAAAACATTAGAAGAAAAGATAGATGCTATTAAAGCATGGATTGATGCTAAAGCTGAGGAAGAAGAATTGTTTAATAAACAGCTTGAAGAAGATTTTAAAGAATTGGAAACATTAAAATCTAAAGCTGTTGAGGAAACAACGAGCTATATAAAACAGTTGTTAGAGGATACTAACAGTGTGCTAGAACAAACAATTTCCGTTCAGTCTAAGTAGGCTATGAACAAGGAGAAATTTACTTATAAAAAATAGGAGGATTAATAAAAATGGAAGAAATTAAGAAACTTTTAGAAAACCAGAAAGAAATGGTTGGTAATGTTGCATCTACACTGAAAGAGCTTAGTGAAGCCCAGCATGGTTTGGATGCAAGAATGAAACAGATTGAAACTAGAATGTCTCCTGGACTTGGAATAGGCATAAGCGTTCCTGGTTTGGAAAGTGAGGCTAAGAAATTTTCCCTTCTTAGAGCGGCTAGAGCAATAGTAACTAAAGATTGGTCTGGTGCTGGTTTTGAGAGGGAAGTATTTAATGAAGCCAACAAAAGGGCAATGTCCATGGGTGCAGATACCAGTATGGGTTATTTTGTCCCTAATGAGATTTTAGCTGGCTACATTGAATTGTTAAGAGCAGAATCAGTAGTTATGCAGATGGGAGCTACAGTCCTACCAGGACTGAATGCGTCACCAGTGCAGATGCCTAAACAGACTGGCGGGGCAACTGGCTACTGGCTTGGTGAGAATGAGTCTATTACCGAGTCATCGTTGACCGCAGGTCAGATTACCTTAACTCCTAAAAAGGTTGGAGCATTGGTTAAATTGTCCAATGAGTTGTTGAAATACTCCAATCCATCAGTTGAAGAGGTAATTAGAAACGACCTGTTTACGACTATAGCACTTAAAATAGACCTAGCAGCGTTAAGGGGTACTGGTGTAGAATATGAGCCTAGAGGTATAGCCAATACACCAAATATTAATACTGTTGCTATAGGCACTAACGGTGGTGCTCCAACATTTGATTACCTATATGATATGCAGTATGAATTACAGAAAGATAATGCGTATAGGGGTAATCTCGGATATGTATTCCATCCAGCAGTAAGAAGGAGACTCGTAAAGACAAAAGTAGCACAGTTCAGTACTGATACTGGCGGAGAGTATATTGTGCAGCCTATGACCTCAGAATCGTCCTTAGTTTCATGGATGGGGCATCCGTATAAGATGACCACACAGATTCCTATAGACTTAACAAAGGGCAATTCTACAAATTGTACTGAAATCTATTTCGGTAACTGGTCTGAACTGCTTATCGGTATGTGGGGAACTGTAGAACTTAGAGCATCTCAGGAAACGTATACTGCTTTCCAGTCTGACCAGACTTGGATTCGTATACTTCAGGAAGTTGATATTCAGGTTAGACACGCTGAATCGTTCTGTCTGATTAATGATGCTACTATAGCTTAACTAATAAGGGTAGGTATTACCTACCCTTTATAAAAATTTTAGGAGGTATAAGAAATGCTTAGAGATTTAGGAAACTCGATAAACACATTCCTGTCCGTTGCTCCAACAACTATAGGAACAGGAGCTGTTGCAGATTCTGTTAATGGTGTTGGTGCCGATAGGTCAGATTATGAATATGCTGTTTTTGTATTCTCAAACTGCGAGCCGTTAGGCACACCATTGGGCATAACTGTAACTTGTACAGTTCAGGAATCAAGTGATGATTCAACCTATACGGATATTACTGATGCGTCAAGTTCGCATAATGTGACTAACACCTACACAAGAACTGAAATAGCTGTAAATCTTTTGGTTGTAAAACAGTATGTGAGAGGAAAAATGGAAGTGCAGTTCAATGGTGGTACTGGTCCTTTTATAGTCTGTGATGCTATAGGTATCTTAGGCTCGCCAAAAGAATACCCAGTATAGTATGCTAAGAGTTAAAAAGGGCTATACAGTTTTTTGCAACGGGTTAGGTATAACGGAGGGGGGTGTAATCCCCCCTCAATTTTATGATATTGTAATTAAGGACCAGTCATGGAAAGTTGAGGAATTTAGTGATAAAAAGGATGAGATTGGTGATATTGCAGTTAATAGGATGATTAAAAGTAAAGAGGTAAAGAAGAAATAATGAGTATAATGCTTGTTAGCCTATCCAATGTTAAAGCTTATCTGGATATAGACTCATCTGTTACTAATTTTGATTCTTTACTCAATATTCTAATCCAAGATGTATCGGATAGGATACAATCATTCTTAAATAGGCAGTTAACCAAGCAACAGAGAACGCAATATTTTGATGCTGGACAAAAGAAATATTATTTAACTGCATATCCTATAGATATTACATCAACAATTACAGTCACATTAGATGATGTAGACCAAACTATTGATAGTGAT